ATTGCGTCAAATCCTAAACTCATAAATAATCCTTAAAAGGAAGCAGGGGGTATGTGGTGGTGCCCTGCCTCCATCTAAAGATTATACACTATAAATCTACAGTATCAACTCCGTTAATTCAGTATTTGATCCTACAGATCCTTTGTAGAAAGTATTAAAAGCTAGACTTATTCTAGTATTGTCACCTTTTTTGGTTTCTACTTGATGGGTGGTTGATGATGGAAACATAAATAAATTACCTGTTTCTACAGGAAAAAACCAAGTACCAGAATTCCATAAATTAAATTTTTCTTTATCTGTTTCTGGAGATATTTGTTGATAACCTTTACTATGACTAAAAAGTATTTTATCATTTTTTACATCTGAATCAAAATAAAATACTCCAGATACTACCGAATTAGGGTGTTCGTGTTTGTGATGATATTGATTTGCTTCTGTATAATTTAACCAAGATTGAGTTATATAAATTTCTATATTATTTTTGGGACAAATAACTGTATCTAAATATTCTTTGCAATGTTTATCTAAAAACTTTTTTATGTTTTTAAACTCTTTTCTATTTAATATATAATTATCTTTTGTATTAATATTACCTTGATTATTTGTGCAATGTTTTTTTTGTTGTTCTACAAAATTTAATTCTTGTTTTGTAAATCCTCTATTTATTTTTGTTGTATAGATAGGTGTTGGAAAAATAGAATGTATTATAGGTTCTTTCATTACCACGCCCAAGATACAAAAGAATATCTTGTTCCTTTCTTGACTGGTTTAACTAAATGTGGATATAAAAATACTGATGGAAATATTATTAAATCTCCAGCTTTAAATTTAATTTCATAATCATCGAACATTATAAATTCTCCACCTTTATAATTATCATTTAAAACTGCAACAATACTTAAAATAGGAATACCTCTGTTTTTTCCTTCAAATAAACTTACAATATGATCGCAATGTTTAGACATAATTTGATTTTTGTTATATCTATTAAATCTTATGTGGCTAAAACCTGACCAACCAATAAAACTTTTTCCACCAATCTTGTCAATAACAATATATCTTTCTAACGCTTTCCAAGTTAATTGATGAAGTTCTTTTAAAAAAGTTAAGTTATCTCCCGTACAAACATCAAGTTCTTTATCTCCATTTTTAGAATTTGCTTTAAAATCTTTTGTGCTTGTATAGGTATGTCTTTCCCACGTTTTATCTTTAGATAATTCTTTTATAGAAGTATCTATAATGTTTTTAGGAATCCAATTATCTAAATGAAGTATATAATCTTTTAAATTTTTCATTCTTTAAACTCATACCAACCAGTTATAATATATTTATCTTCATCTATAGTAGTATGTCCTTTGTGAGTAAATGTCCATTCACTAGGCCAAATAACAGTTAATCCTTTTTTTGGTTTTACTTTTAATTTTTGATAATACCATTCTGTTTCTCCACCTTTTTTAATATCATTTAAATATGTCATCCAAACCAAATGTCTTATGGCTGTGGTTGGGTTTGCTTTTTCACAATGCCAGCCGTGGTATGCTTGTGATGGTTTATATTTTTGAATTCTAAAAGCAGGTTCTAAACCCCAAGCTGAAACTTGAGTATTACAAGAAATATATGTTTTTTTATATAAATTTAAACATTTAGTTAATTGTTTAAAATAATTAATTAATATTTTAGATTGAGGAATATCTCCGTCCCATAATAATAAATCAGTACTATCCTTAATTTTTTTATCAACACCTTTTCCTATTTGACCTTTAGATTTATTTTTAGAATTTTTAAATAAAGTAATTAGATCATCACAAATAGATGAATCTGATAAATAATATTGATTTATAAAATTATTGCTTTCTTCCGACATACCACAAATTAAACTATATTAATTTTTATGACTTGTCAATAAGATCCCATTGTTGGGTTTGATCATTCCAATCGTAGTCTTGTCCATTATTAGGATAAGCAATTGGTGCTTCCCATTGACAAGTTTCTTCATTTAAAAGCCAACTTTCAAAAGGTCTAGGTGGAATAAATGCATCTAGAGTTTGATTGTATATATAATTAATACTTGCAAAGTTTTTTCTTAAACTTTTATCTACATATGTTTGTTTCCAAACATCATTTGTTTTATATAAATTATTTAAAAAATCTACACCTGCTTGTTCTGTTATTGCAATACTATCGTGTACAACTTCAACTGATAAAACTTTATTTCCAATTCCTAATTTTGCAAAATGTGCCATAATATTTTATACCGTATAAGTTCCATTTCCTGTAAATTTAACAGTTGTTTTTCCTGTGCCACCTACATTAGTAGCTACTGTAGGACTACCTGTTGATGTTCCTGAATAATCTCCATCTGCCATAGTTAAAATAACAACTCCATCTCCACCTTTACCTGAATCTTGAGTTGTGTGGGTTGCACCTCCACCTCCACCTAGTCCATCAGTTCCAGGGCCTTGAACATCATAACTACCAGCTCCACCACCACCAGAACCACCAGCACCGCCCGATCCAGGAGTGTCTACTGATCCACCGCCTCCTCCAGCATATGTTACTGAAGAACCAGTTATTGAATTTGCTGAACCATTACCACCAGCACCACCGGCATTATTTGAACCAGGTGATCCAACAGCGCCAGCTCCACCACCACCACCTCCACCATATTTTGGACTAGATGTTGCTGGATTATTAGTACCTCCATCATTACCTTGAGGTGATGTTCCAGCACCACCATTACCTCCATATCCAGCTCCACCACCAGAACCACCGGCTCCACCTGGTGTTCCTGTTGAGGGTGCTATAGCATTACCTCTACCACCTGCTCCACCACCGATAGCGGTTACTGTTGAAATTCCTGGCCCTGATATAGTGCTATTTGCTCCTTGATTTCCTACTCCAGATGAACCAGATATTGCTGCTCCACCTGCTCCTACTGTTACAGTAAGAACTGTACCATTAGTTATACTAATGGCTGTTCCACCAAAATTAGTTAATAAACCTCCAGCTCCACCAGCTCCAGAGTTACCACGACCACCACTTCCTCCACCGGCTACAGCTAAATATTCAATATCAGCTGTTTGTGGGGTTTCTAAAGCAACTGCTCCGTCAGAATTAGGAATCCATCCTTTAGTTGATCCTGAATAAACAATATNTACTGATTCGCCTTGTGTATCATAGACAGGAACGGGAGTTGTATTGCCTTGAAATTTTTCACTATTTAAATTTAAAGTTACTGCATTGACCCCCCAATTTCGAGCGTAGTCTGTAAAAATTACTTGGTCACCTACAGAAGGTGAAGCCGGTAGTGTAAGAGTACAAGCATTTGAAGATGTGTCAATCCATATTCCTTGATTAGCAGACACCGTGTGTGTAGCACCTGTTACAATAGTTGATTGCCATTCAATTCCAGCACCAACAAGTGATGCACCTGAAGCTACTTGTACTGTATCTCCAGATTTACCAATAGTAATAGTATTAGCATTTTCGTTGATAATATTATTACCGTCTTGATCCTGAACCGTATTTACTTTTATAATACTACTCATTTAAATCCCATTGTTTTGTTGTTTCATTCCAAGAATAATAATTATTATTAGTTATTTGTTCTTCTGTCAATTCTGGTTTTGCAACAGGTGCTTCCCATAAACAAGTTTCTTCATTTAATGTCCAAGAATCATATGGTTTAGGCTCTATAAAAGCATCTCTAACTTCATCATATGTAAAACCAATCCCTGCATAATTTTTTCTAAAAGGAGTGCCTCCTAATTTATGTTCTCCACCTATTGTATTATAAGAAGTTTGTTTCCAAACATCTCTTGAACCGTGTAAATTTTGTAAAAATTCTTCACCAGCTTTTTCAGTTGTAGCAACATCATTTGATACTACTTCAACTTTTAAAACTATATTTCCTGTTCCTAATTTTGCAAAGTGTGCCATTACGCTGTATAACTCCCTGATCCGTTAAATACCATTATTGTGTCTGATCCATTTGTTGTAACTGTTGGACTTCCTGTTGTTGATCCTGAATAATCAGAAGTTGCAACTCTTAAAATAACTACACCACTTCCACCAGCTGATCCTGTTGTAGAGTTATTACCACCTCCACCACCTCCACCACCAGTGTTTGCTGTTCCACCAGTTCCATTTCCATTAGCTGGACCACCAGTTCCACCACCACCAGAACCTCCTGCTGCAGGACTACTGTTGTTAGTACCACCTCCACCACCACCAGCTCTTGTAACCGAAGAACCCGATATTGTAGAAGCTACACCATTTCCGCCT